CTCCCATTGGTTGTCCTGCTCCATAAGAGTAGGATTTTCCCTTGTGAGTGAACTCATAGTCTACCATTATCCTCTTCCATGCCATAGCTCGGTCTTCTCCGATGAGCTTCTTCATGACCTCAAGGATGAGACTGACCGGAAATCGGTCAGTAGCGTTCTTAAGATCATATGAGAAGTACTTATCGTAGAAAATTAGCCCTAGTGGTTCTTGATTAAAGGTCCTATCCTGCTTGATATTTCGAAGGATTCTCATAAGAGAATCGTGTAGAGATTTGAGTACGGTCTGGGACCAATAGTCGAAGATTGCTAGGACTCTGTTCTTTGATTCTTTGTCTTGAACGATAGACAACTTCCTAATAGAGAGTTGTTCTATGTCTTGGTCTTGACACTCGATCAACGGTATAATGTTACTTATATTGTCATTAAGAGATTGACTATTTCCCAACATTTGGATATCTTCAAGCAATTGAGGATATTTCTTATGTAGGACGGTTAAGTCTCTTAGTGATGACGCAAGTGCAAGACCGTTTGGTCCTGACTTGGTAGAAAAGTGGAACCTTTCCCAGTCACCTGAGGTGTAGTAAGAATCTACCCCGAAGGTTATATCTTGGTTTTCAAGCCAATTTATAAATTCTTCAGGAATAGACCCCTTCCACTCTTTTGTGATTGGTTCGAAATCTACTTCTCTACCGTCACCCGTTAGAGCCTTACCCACAGTCAATGTGGTAAGGATATGACGAATGATAAGATGATTTTTGGCTATGACTTGAGACTTAAAAGTCTTGAGGTAGGATGGAAATCCGCTCTTATCAAGTGAGACGAACTCCTTGTTAACCTTTAACGGTTGACCAGAAATAAATCTCATAAGATGGAGCCGGATCTGTTTTACCTTAATCACGAAGGTCTTAGGACCTTCGTTTTCAAGGATATTCAGAAGTTTTCTTTGGATCGCTATCAGAGATTGGATGTCGGTGGTCGTAAGACCATCGACTTTCATTAGTATAGAACAAATATTGAATAAGAAAGAAATTTTGAGTTTAATATTTGATTTCATGTTAGCTCATGTGGAATTGAGGAATTACCAGTCCCTCAGAAAATAGAGAGGAGGGGGTCTTGCTAAGTCCGGGATCCACCTGGTAACAGGTCAGGTCCCTAGTGCGGGAAGCCTTCACTGTAAC